TGCCGTTGTGCAGGACCATGCCGCCGATCAGCTGTACGTCAAAATGCCGCATGCCGAGCACACGGCGCGAGGTCTCACGCACGACAGCGAAGGCCTCGGGGAGGATCTCCTCCATCGTCTCCCCCTGCGCGAGCCGCTCACGGAATTTCTGCGTATAGCCCGTCAGTTTGTCATCGGTGAGGTTCACCATCGACGGCTCGAGCGCATTGATCTGCTCCACGATGCCGCGGTAGCGCGCGATCTCCTTGTCGTTGTTGTCGCCGAGGAATCGCTTGAGAATCGAAGATATGCCGAACAAATATTTCACACTCCTGTGCTGCTGGTCATCATAAAACGATTGAAAGACAGTATTCGTTTCATTATAACACAAAGCCGTCTTTCGTTGATACATAAGGATTTTAGGCTGTTTTAGGTGCTTATCGGTGCTTATTACACGGAAAGACACAAATTGTTCTCCACAAAGCGGTAGAGGTCACGGCGGGTGATGCGATAGTGACGCCCGATTTTATACGCCTTTAGTTCGCCGCTGCGAAGGTAGGTGTATAGGGTGGATTGTGGTATGCCCAATAACTCTGATGCGTCCTTTGGGCTGAACATTACCATTTTGTCCCACGTTCCCGCTTTTGTCAAGAAGAAATCGTCAAGGTCTTGTTGGTACAAGGGTTTTGTCAACTGCGCTGCTCCTTTCTGTTAAAATATAGAAAGCGTGTTCTAATTACTGTGTATGGATAAAGACAACAAAAGAGGCAACAGCGTCAGCGTCTCTTGCCTCTTTTATGTCTGTCCTAAGGTTTTTATTGTTTGTGGCTGCCGCCACGTTCGAGGAGGTCATTCTATGGGCAAGCCTCTAGCATCTTCATCCTCCCTGCTGCGCCTACAAGCATGAAAGAAGCTAGAGGTACGATAACCATGGCTATTGCGGCGATAAGGAGGAAAGATGTGGCGTCAAGTCTCATGCGAAGCAGGAGGTCTTGACGCTGCGTCTGCCTAGCTTATAGTAGGTATAAGTTAGCTTATAAGTTAGCCTTTAAGACGCTTTAAGTATCTTTAAGTATATCTTTAATATATCTTTCACCCCCGCTATCACCTTGTGTCCCACCTTTGATTTTAGCCATTTTCAGGTTATTGTGTCCCACCTAGGAACGCAGGGCTTTGATGTTCTTCACACATCTCTCATATCGCTCCTCGGGCTGTGCCATAATCCCCTCGTCCATCATTTCCTCGATGCTTCGCTCGCTGCCTTCTTCTTTTTTGTCTCCATCAATATCCATACTGCTGAGCCAATAGGCGGTAGCCATGGTGACAGCATCCAAGCGGTCGTCATGCGCGATGGCGTTCTTGTCCCGACATATTCGCGTCATCTGGTAGATGAGGCTATAGGTCTGCCCACTCTCATACCGCCGATAGTCGCTTTCGATAACGCTCTGGTTGACGATCAGCTTGTGGCGCATGAGGACGGGTTCGAGTGTGTCGATGATACGCAGCTCTTTCTGCTTTGTATTCTTAACCTCAGTGATGGCACACGGGTGTATCTTGCTAAAGATGGGAGACATGATTTTGGTGAACATGCCGTCGCCAAAGTTTGCCTCTACGACGATCTCGTTGACCTGCCAGAACTTTGCGAGCTGTGCCATCTGGGTAAGAGCAAGGTCACTGTATCCCTCGGTAAAGCCTCCCACGTCCATAAGGAATAGGTATCCGTTGAGGGCTTTCATGACTGCATAGGCACTTTCGTCGCTGCCTCTGCCCGCAGGGTCAATCGCCATGACTGTTCCTGTGTAAGGCAGGGTGTCAGGGCTGCGACTGAGCGGTGCATAGTACATATCGCCATTCATGGCAACACAGGGGATGTCTCCCATGCGCTGCTGCGCTCCATTTGCCCACGCCCATTTGGTACTGGTTTCGTGGGGGTCTAGGCTGTCGATGATGAGGTCAGATACTTTGAGCGGATATTTCTCGTAGTCACTGAGGTTGGTGTTGAGCATGAACTGCAAGGCAAAGCCCGCACGCCCATAAGACAAACGGCGCTTCTCGATTTCAATTTCATCAAAGCGCGACGGGTCGGTAGGTTTTCCTGCATACTTCTTTGGGTCACTGAGATATTTGTCTCGGATGAATGGCGCAAGGGAATCCCCGTAGCTTTCCATTTCCTCTTCGCTCTCTGGATAGAGGACTGTCCAGATTCTTGTCTCGTAGCCACGCCTCCGCAGTGTGTTGTAAAGGCTGGCTTCGTTTTGGGGTGTCCCAAGATAAATGATCTGCCCGCCCGGCTTTAGGATAGCGTCGTACTCTTTGACTGCCTCAGACAGTTTGTCTCGTTGCAGCTGTGTGCCGCTGTTCTTCGGAACTTCTACCATAGTATTAAGAGAAGGGCGCTACACCTTCCCCCATCTTCTATTTAAGGCATCTACTATATTGTCATGCTTTGTGATAAACATGCAGGTGTCTTGGGAATAAATCTTATTTCCTTTGACACGCAAGTCTTTATCCAGACACATATTCGTAGAATCTTTCTCCCATTCTGCATAACCTTCGAGTTGCTGTATGGAATTGAGAAAGTTTTTGAATGAGTGCCACCGCTTATCCACCGTACATCCTTTGTAGCATGTGCGATAAGCACCATAACAACGTTTGAGCATGTTTGCCCAGAGATCATAGGCTCTACGTATTACAGACGTTCCACGTGCGGGAATCTTGATGTCCGTGTCTAAGTAACCTACACCGTATACGGTTTTTGCTCTGCAATCCTCGATATGTCCAGTCATAATGTTTGTGGTCTGGACATTACATACCCATCCACTTCCCACAAAACGAATGGTGGCGCGGGGATGCTGCTTCTTATTATTAGGGAGCCGTTTCCCCGGCATATATTCGAGAATCTTGATTTTCCCTTTGGGTGTATCTACGATTGAACCTACTGCATATTTTTGTGTCATGTTAGACAAGCTCCTTACATAAAAAATGCTCCACATCACTGTGGAGATTAGACTATATCTTCGTCTGAAAGACGCCCCCCGCTTCCCACCGCTTGATGGTACTTCCTTTCGGAATAGTCGTTACACGTTCCCTAAACAGGGCTTCGCACGGTATTGTCTCAGAGAGAGTTTCACCGTTTTCAAGGGGTTTATAGACGACGCAAAGTTCATCGTCTGAAATTAGGAGGTCGGCGCGTGTGCCTGTGATCTGTCCTGTGATGCCAACGGACTTGACGCTCGGGGAGATGTCTGCCTGTGCGCCACCGACGCTGAAGATGTTCTGTGTGTCTAACTGGCTTTTGTCTGCCTTCATGTCCGCGAGGAAGGGCAGCGTGCGGATGATGCTCTTGATGAAGCGGGCGTTGTCGTCTGCCCTGTCACGCGACGCGGATATGATGAGGACTTTGAGATCACGATTCGGCCAGAGGCGCCACACGGCGTAGGCACAGGTGAGGAAGCTCTTGGCGACGCCACGAAAGCCCTGAATGACGATGCGGTCACTCGGCGGGTTCTGCAAATATTGGGCGATGTCCACTTGGATGGGGGTCGGGTTTGGCAGCCCGATGGATTTCCATACAATGTAGACAAACGCCCAGAAGTGCTGCCGCGCTTTCTCGATGTCCTGCTCCGACCAGTTCAATGGAGCACCTCTGTTGTGTCATTTCCGATGAGGTCGGGGATGGTGCTGACATCCCGCACAATGGTCTCTACGCCCTCCGTCTCTGTGGTGGTGATGAAGTCGTTGTCTTTGAGGAACTGCCGCACCTTGGCGAGGAAGGCGGGGTTCTTTCGCATCTCCTCGTCCTGCAGTCCTTCAAGAAGTGCATCGGCTTCCTGCTGTGCAAGTGCGTCGATGAGCTCCTGTGGGAGTTTGATTCCTGCCATGTTGTTTGTCTCCTTTCTGTGAAAAAACGTGGAATAGAGGAGTTGATTTCTGTCTCCCATATAAACTATCAGGGGAAGGATTTCATCTCCTCTAAACCCCAAAATTTAGCCATTTACGAGCATTAGAATTGAAGTCTATGCGTCTGCTTCCTTCTTCACGGGACGTGGACTGCGGAATGTAATGTATGATTCGGGAACTTTGAATTCAAGGGCAACGACTTTACCCTCATTCCGATGCTCCTTTGTGCATTCATACTTCTTGCTCAATCGGTTCATAAGGCGTGAATCTGATGTGTAAATCGTTGCAATCTTAGTTTGACGATCAAGCTGTACGACGGTTTCCTGCTCCTCAACGGGAAGTCCGGATGTAATGCGTGTCATGTTGTTTGTCTCCTTTCGTTAGTGTCTGTTACATTCTGTGATGCGCCGAATGACATAATCCGCGCACGGCTGCGCCATGCCGTTTCCGAGAGCCTTATAACGCGCCGTGTCGCTCCCGCCGTCCGTATAGCCGTCCTCTAGTCCCTGCAAGCGGTC